AGATTGGAAGATTGCGCCGCTTTCGGACAAATGGGCAGCGTGGCATTTCCAGGCCCGTTCGCGGGCTGATCCAGAGATCGGCGCCGGCATCGGTGAAAGCGGCGCAATATTGCAAAATGTCTTCGCGACCTTCCTCAATCCATCGCTGCACATCTTCGCCTGTTGCCTGAAGCGACAGCATAAAGCGGTCATAGGTGCAGCATCGGCCGCATTGTGTGCAGCTACGCATTCTCTGGCTTTTTCTTAAATTCCCCGCACCACATGCCCTCAGAGGCGGGTTCTGGAAACCCGGCTTCGTCGTTTTCATCTTTAAGATAGATCTTGGTGGTGTGGATTTTGGGTGGGTATCGATAGCAAAGGCCATACCCTGGGGCCTCTATGTCAGCGCAATAATAGTAGCATCTTTCGCAGGCTTCGCCGGATGGTCCGCTCATGAGTTCGCTGCCTTCTCCTGAAATTCTGGGGCGTGAAGGTGTTTGTAAGCTGCCCCTCTGCGGATACTGTTAATCATGTGAACCGTGACGTTGTATTTCTTTGCCAGGCAAGCCGTCTTGTCTGAGGATGCGATAATCGCCATGGCATCTTCATCTGTTAGCTTGCGGCGCGAGGGGCATCGTTCCACTGAAGGACGTTCAAGTTCAGAAAAATTCAGATTGGCAAATGATCCATAACGTTGTTTGGCACATAGGTCGTACGCTGCCGCAGCTTCTATTTCTGTTGCGTAGGCACCAATATATGTACTTCCGCATGTTGCCACCCAAGGGTAACTATGGCTACCCTGCTTGAAGAACACGCCCAAGAATTCTGACCTACCAAAACCTCGTCTATTCCGCATGTTCTCAGCTTGAGTGCAAATGCGCAAGTTAGACCGTTGATTATTAAGGCCATTGCCGTCAATGTGGTCAACGACCATGCGGGCTGGTGGGTCTAGAATCAGACGATGCATGCTGCGCCACCGGTAGCGCCCAGCGATTTTTATATTAGTTCCTGCGTAGCAGGTGTTTGACCGACGTTTGCAGTGCCACTTGTGGCTGAGAACAAAGTCGCCATCGCAATCGTCGATCGTGGCTGTAAACCCTTGCGTTAGCGGCACTTCAATCATTCTTCGTCTCTCTAGGTGTTTGCAGCTTGTGACATGAATGAAGGATCGTGATGCCCATACACCCTTTGAACCGTTTCTTCTGACATCCCCACAAATCCGGCGACTTCCCAAACAGGAACACCGGCCTGCAATAGCCAGGTGGTGCAGGTGTGCCGCAGGACATGAGGGCTGGCGTCTTCGATATTGGCGTTTCTGCAAGCTGTTGCCCATGATCTGCGGAGCTTGCCGACTTTCAGACCGTTGTAGTGGCACACGTGGGCGATTCCGAGCTCGAGATCGCGATCATGCCATTCTCGAAGGTGTGGCAATAGAGCTCTGTGTATCTTTGCCGGCGGCCGTCGTTTTGAGCTCTCGAGCTCTTGAGCTCCGCGACGGTGCAAAACCTCACGCTCGAGATCAATCCAGCCGGAATCGATGGACGGGAGCCATTTCAGAGCTCGTATCGCTTCTGAGCGCGTGCCTGAGTACAATCCGATCATGATGAAGCGGTAAAGGTGCTCTATGGGCTTGGCGGCCTCGAGGAGCCTGTCAGCCTCTTCTCGAGTAAGCCAACGCTCTCGAGGTGGTGATTTCTTCGGCAAGGTCACTTCCGGCACGGCATCAAGCGGCCCATACTCCCGGTGATAGTACCTAATTGCCGCTCTAAGCGTTGTCAGATCATGCCGGGCCGTTTGTCCCGTGACCCCGCGGCCCGTTCGCCAATCCGCGTAGGCCCGGCATGTCTGCCCTCTGACATCTGCCAGCGTCTTGTCTCCCCACCATTGGAGGATGCTCTCGCCGGTATAGAGCAGGAAATCGAGTGATTTCGTGTGTGGTGCGTGCTCGGTGAGGTAGATGTTCATGACATCAGCGATCAGGATGCGTGGGAGCTTGCTTTCGCGCTTCGTCGGCTCGTGCTTGCGCGCGATGTAGTCTGCGAGCGCTTCCTCAGCTCTTTGATCGTCGCCAGGGCCGCAACCTGTGCTGATTTCGTTCGATCCGTCTCTGATAACCCAGACGGGCTCTCTTCCTTTTCGGGTTCGCTTGTAGAGCCTTGGGCCTTTGCGCTTGGCTGGCATCGGTCAATCATGTCCTGTAACTGCAACTCTGTGACCAGCACCCTGCCGCCGATTCGAGTGACCTGCAACTGGTGGCGGCTTACGGCTGTGCGCAGCGAGCCAACGCCGATCTTTGTGCCGCGAGAGCTGAGCAACCGCGCCGCTTCCGGCAATGAGTAAAGTGCTGGAAGATCACTCATGTTTCACCTCACTTGCCCTGCCGCCCGATACCCCGCATAAGGCGGCAGGGCCTCCCTCAGTCTCTGTGTGCTTCGATTACTCGTAACATGTGGTTACGGTTCCGGCCGCAGTCCCATAGTCCCAAGGCGAGTGCTGTGGGATTAGATACCCCGGCTCTATCAAACCACTGTCCCTCTTTTCGAGATCCGTTATCGTGTAAATCTGTGTGACAGGGGGTACATAATGGAACTGTGAATTTGTCTGTAGATCGCAAACCCATTCCCCGCTGGCTTGTTTGTAAAAGGTGGTGCGCTTGGCTCCGTGGCTGGGCACCACAAGCACAGCAAGGCAAGCTGCGAATGAGATCGAGATGAGCGTCAGACATACCTGGCCGCTGATCGCGTGCCTTTGTCCTTTTCTCGCGAGGCGTGCCGCGTGCTGGTTTAAGTAGCGATCCATAGGGCACCGTGTTTCTTATCTCTGTTGCCATTATGACCAATTCGCCTGATACCAATTCGTGCGTTGCACATGCTGCACGCTGGAAAGGGGAAAGCCTGTTTTCTCAGCAACCGTTCGCATTGGGACTTGCAGCTTCAGGAGCCGGTGACAATAATCAAGAGCATCTTCGTGCGCACGCCGTTTTAGATTGTAATTTTTCCTCGGCCGCTTTTCCGATAGAAAAAACTCGCCATGGCGTCTGATTATCATCATCGTGCTTCGCTCCGATTTGTTTGTTGATCCAGTAATATTGCGGATCGCCGGGCATGTTTACTTCGACAACTTCTAAAGCGCCTGGAATGCGCCGGCACAGTTTCAATAACGCCATTCACGCCACCTCTTTCTGACGCTGCAAAAGCTCGTCTCCGTTTAGGCCTATAATGTCGGCCAACAGATCAGAAACCTTGTCATTCAGCATGCCAAACGACTGTGGGTCCATTCCGTGGAAACTGATCGACTTCGGAACAAAAACCACTATGTTATTCCCATGTCGGCGTATCCAGGTATAATCCTCGGACCGGCGCACCAGGTTTATTGACTGCTCCATCCAGAGCATCGCGAGCTTTGCCGATCGTTCATCGCTGAAGGTCAACTCCGCCGGCGGCTCTATGATTATTCGCTCAACCCATCCGGCTTTTGCTGTCAGCCACTTGCGCAGCTCTTCGGAATTGCGCGGCTGGAACTCCTGAGACGCTGGCCAGTTGAGAAACGCGGCCTTGACCATCCCAAAGAACCGGCGCAACTGCGGAGCGCTCCGAGGGCGTTTGCCACCATCACGCCAGCTATAGGAGCATGCAGGACACTCAGGCATCTGCTAGCCCTCCAGTTCCCGAGCAGCTTTGATTTGCTCCAAAAATTCCGTTGCAATTTCTTCTAGGTCATCAACCTCGATATCGGTATGGCCCGCCTGAATCTCTTGGGCGACTTTTTCTAGGAGCTTTTCTTCGATCTGGTATCGTATGTCTTGGATGGTCGGCAAAGTGTCATCGTCGAAGATATCAAAATCGACCGGCGCTAGTTCCATGTAGACGTTGGCACTTATCAAGGTGCCGGTCACTTCGCGAGTCTGTGTGTATTCGTCACTCATTCGGCTGCCTCCACGCTCTGTAGGTCTTCTGATGGGTAACGTGCTGCCAAGCGTCCAATCGTTTCGGACAATTCAGCCTCGAACACGGTCACGGCCTTGCGGATCTCCGCAATCAACGTGTCGTCTCGCATATATCGATCGACGTACATCCGCATATGGACCGGCATGCGTGGGTCATAGCTCACAAAATCGCACCACTTGCGGCCCGTGCAATCCATCTGCCATTGCATTTGGAGGATGTAGTTATTGGCGACTTCCGCGCCCAAAAGCGTTTCGATGTGCGTGTGTGATGCGGGGCATTTGATCTCGACTAGGCCGTCACTGCCAACCAGGCGATCAGGAGACGCGCCAGAGGTTGAGATCAACGGGTGTTGGACAAAGGCGACCGTTTCCAGCTCGTGGCCATGCAGGAAGGCATAGGCGTCGGCGGCTTCGGCCTCGGTGTCATTTCCCCATTGCATATCGTTCGATTTGAACGACGGGGTGGGCTGGCCTGTCAGGCGTTCTGTGATCAGTTCGCCCATATACCGGGCGCGTGATGCAGACGGCTTGCCACCGCGTCCGCTGCGCATGATGTCCGCAATCCTGCTTGCCGTGATCTTACCGCAGCGCAGGGCGTGCCATTCGTCTGTCCGTTGCTCAATCATTGCTTGCCGCCTTTTTCTTGCGCTGCTCGATCATGCGGAGAGCGTTGGAATACTTGGCCGCTGGCAGGTCGCCGAACTTTTCGATCTTGAAGAACTTGCAGAACGCCGGCACGTCGGCTTCGGCTTCATCCAGCTTTGTAGCCAGCAACTCGGCTTGCTCTTCGGTGATCAGATCGCCAGGGTTGTTCCCGTCTCGATCCTCAACAACGATGTTGAACACGCCGCAAGTGGCGTAGCGTCGGCCATAGGTGAAGGTTGAGCCGAATGCATGGGTTGGCGTCTTATTGGCGTTGCCTTTGAAGCCGGCGCCATCCATTGGCACATCAAACTGGTATTCGCGAGAGTGCCCGTCACGGTGCGAGACCGTGCAGGCAATGCCCATGCAGCCATCTTGAGACGCAGCAGCTTGCGAGAATGACAAGCCAAACCCGTGCTTATGAATGACCGGCAGCGCCACGTCAGCGATTGCATAAAGGTCGGCATATTTCGAGTTGGTTTGTTTGTTGTCTTTGTTCTTTGCGACCGTCGGCATTTCAGCCTGAGCATCGGCCATGGCAGCATGAAACTTCGCCGCCGCCTGCCGATCCAGCATCTTTTCATGCATATCAAACAGGCGTTCCATCTTGTCGATATTCACATCGGGATCGCGGGCCGCGCGCTCAATCATACTTATAAGCGCTGCGCTTTCGCTTTGTGGCGCGGTCGGCGCTTGTGGTTCTTCGTGCGCAATCAATGCTGCATCTGTCATCATTCTGTCTCCGGTATAGCGGGGTGTGCTTCGGCAAGTGGTGACGGAATGCCGAGGTCGAGCATTTCTTTCGCCAGCGCGATTTGATGCGCTTTGATCTGGTCATCGATCCGGGCGATTTCGGCCTCGTGATCGACGCGTTTGTTTTGCAGATCGATTATAGAGCGTTTGCGCTGGTCCAAACTCACTGGCAAAGTGGCGACCTTTGCGTCTGGATCGACAAATTCATAAGTTTGCTCGGCGCGCCGCAAAAGATTTTTGAATGTGGACATCTAGCGTCCTCCGATATGCCAGCCGATTAAGATGCAGGCAACTCCAATTGCGCAGAAGATCGACGCCCACTTAAACCACCAGTGCGCTTTAGTGTTTCTTGCCATTCTATCTCGCTTTCTAGCCGCTCGTACTCAAATGCAACCAGGCAGCCGACTGCGAAAAAACAGCCACCAACCGACAGCATAATAAGGCCTATATTGATGAGCATGATTGCCATGGTATTGCCTCCTGTTAACTGCATGGAAAGACTGGCCGGACGCCGGCAAAGCAAAGCTTGTCTAGGGCTCGACAAACACCCCAGCCAGCCTATCGATACAGTCATCGCAATATGCTTCGACATTCTTCGCACTGATCTGTTTCGCCGCTACTGCTCGAAACAGTGACGACATCGGTGCGCATTTCCCCGCACCCGTCGCATTCGTAAGGCTCAATGCCTTCGCCGTCGCAATGCGGACAGGCCATACAAGCGTCAGAGTCAAACAGCTTGAAATCAGGTTTTTCGACATAGCCAGAGCCGCCACATTGCTCGCATTTCATGCTACATACTCCGGGTGATCTTCGAGGATCGTTTGCAGCTCGGCATCATTCAGCATATTGCGCAGTACGTGATTGATCAGATGCACAAGCTCGGGGTTGTCGCGCGGGTTGCGCCAGCGTCCTATGAAGTACTGCTCAACCGACCAATTGAGTTGAGCGCCGTCCCATTCAAACAGCACCTCGACGGGAACAACAAAAATGTGCTCGGCTTCGTCGTCGGACAGTTGCAGATCAAAGCGGCGTCTGTGGCAGGGATAAATGTCCATCACTGCACACTCCACAAGCTACTAGGCGTCTCGCGGCGTGATTTCAGGATGACCCGCACAACTTCAGGGTGAATTCGGTAGGTGTCCGCTATCTCAGCGGCTGATAGGTGTATCCGAAGCATCCGGATTTGGTCCCTGCCTGCTGGCGTGCTCACATCGATAAGGGCGTAAGGTGTGCCGCTGCGAGCTGCATCGAGATCGGAGATGTACTTGTCCAGAACCATCTCAACAGCCTCGGGTGAGTAAAAATCTATCGGGTGTGTTTGCATCTCTCTCTCCTGTTAGATGCCAACCGGGGCTGGCGTATTAGATATGGCCGGCCCCGGCTGGTTGTCTGGCGCCTGTCCTGTGGAGGAGGAGAGGGCGGCGCCGGGGACTGAAACTCTGCGAGGGACATTGCAACTTTGGAGCCCCGAACGCCCCCGCTGCGCCGGGGCTCCAATCAGCTACGCTGCAGGTAGGTTTGCGTTGCTGATGGGCTTATGGATAATTCCAATCTGTAATAGCGTCAAGAGAAAAAATAACAATTCGGAATTTTTTTTCCGTCCCTGTGGATGACATGCGGACAGCACGGCTGGTCCGCAGTTGACATGAATCAGTTGCTAAGGGGGTGGTGTCGCTACTTAGAGTTGATTTGGTCTACGATGGCGTTGTGCAGGCGCACTGGCAGGCCGGAAGCATCGCCCATATAAAGAAAATCAAGTGTTACACGCGTTTCGTGGCATATTGCCATTGCCCACCGTGGCGCCAGCATGCGGCGCCCAGTTTCCCAATGATTGTAGCTGGGCTGCGGGACGCCGATCCGCTTAGCAAACTGCGCTTGCGTTAGCCCTAGAGCTAGTCGCAACGCTTGCAGACGCGATCCAATCTTGGCGGCCATCCGCCTATCATCCCATTCCTCTGCCATGAGCGTGCATGCATTTTTTTCCACATACCGTCAAATGGCGGATTGTAATCCTTGCGCTCTATTACGATACGGAATATAAATAGTCATGACAAACCGTTACGACATCCACACGATTGATGATGTGGCGCAATTTTTCGGCGGGCAGCGCGGCATGCAGGAGCGGTTTGCGCTGTCTCAGCCGGCGGTGTCTCATTGGAAGCGGCGCGGCATTCCAACGGGCTATCACATGAGGATAGCGTTGGAAGTGCAGCGTGCCGGCCTCACGATTAATCCAGAGCTTTTTGAGCTGGATGAGCCGCTAGCTGGACTGCTGAACAGTTGGCGCGCGTCGGACAACGGAGCAGCAGCATAAGTTGCGACGGCGCGAGTGTGGAGCCCCGCCGGAGTTAGGGGTCATTGGTAGCGCCTGCGCTCGAATAGGGGACCGGCCCCGCCGTCGTTTTTAGCGTTAGTGCATGCGTATCAGCCCACGGGCAGGACATGCAAAAGCAATCGAGACAAGAGCGGCAACGCCGGTTGAGAGCCATCATGAAAGATTGGTGGGCACGTCGGCGTGCAAAGAAAAAAGCCCCGGCAGCGTGAGCTAACCGAGGCTTTCAAGCAGGAGTTCAAAGGTCTCGCAATCCTTGAACATTGGGCGTCTCGCAGCGCCCGTAACACGAGGTAAACATGAACCAGAACCATGGAAAAATCAAGGCGACACAGCACGACATCGTCTTTATTTCCCCAAGCCCATGCGCCAACCAGGTGCAGGTGACTCGGTGGCTTCCAGACCCCGACGCTGATTGCGGTAAATTCCTGCAGGATTGCTCCAGAAACGGCTGGCCATACTTCCGTGGACCAGACGGCACGGCCTTTGTTTATGCGACGGGAGGGCTGGGCCGATGACTGGGTACATCAAATGCTATCGTGATGTGTTCGATCATAACCTTTTCCATGGGGAAGAATTTTCACGGCGCGATGCATGGCTTTGGTTGATTGCCAATGCAGCATGGAAATCCCACCGAGCTCGATACAGAAACAAGATGGTCGGGATAGAGCGTGGGCAGCTACCGGGAGGCCGGCAGCACTTGGCTGCAACATGGGGATGGTCAGAGAAGCGAGTGCGCAATTTTCTCCAATCTCTTGCGGATGAAGGAATGATCCGCATCGATTCAAAAAAGGGCCAGCATTGGGCCATCATAACCGTATGTAATTACGAGAAATTCCAGGATGTGGGGCAATCAATGGGCCAAGAAAGGGCCAACGAAGGGCCAAGAAAGGGCCATACAGAAGAAGGGAAAGAAATTAAAGAAGATACTACTCTCTGCGCGCGCGATGCGAAGCAAATGGATTTGCATCAGCTTGCAGAGCAACTGCAAAAAGCCGCCGGCGCCGCTATCAATTTGACGAACCCGGTGATGCATCAGGTTGATGAGCCGCTTTTCTGGATCGAACAGGGTGCAAGCCTCGAGAGGCACATACTGCCCGTGATCAAAGAAAAGTGCGCCGGGAAAATGCCGAACTCCATTTCCACTTGGCGATATTTCACAAACGCAGTGATCCAACGGATGCACGATCGGAACAGCACAACTCGAGCATTTCGAAAACCAGTTCCAGCCGTTTCGCAAGTTGAAAGCCAGGATAGCACGATGGCGTATTTTGAGCGGTTCCCGACGCCTGCAAACGTGTTGCCAGTGGAGTAGGCCATGCAACAAACGATTGAAACGCAAGGCCTCGAGGTTGAGCAAATCGTGCTCGGCATGCTGTTGCAGGATACCCGCTATCTGGATGCTTGGCATTTGTCGGCAAGCGACTTCGCAGAGCCGCTCCACATCGAGATGTTCGAAAAGATCGAAGCGGCGCACGCTCGAGGCGAACCGCACAACGTCACGACAATGGCCGCAGTGCTGCACAACGTCGAGCCGATCCGCAATGATTTGACGGTCCCAGAGTACGTTCGTGGGATTTTCACCAAGTCGATCCGTGAAGCGGTGCCAGGCATCCACAAGATGTTGAAGGATTTCGCCAACCGGCGCCGAGCTCAATCGATCGGCCAGCAATTGATTTGGGCCGCAACCGAGCAACAACATCCAATCTCGGAAGCCTTCACGGATGCAGTTGCGCAGATCGACACGGCGCTTTCAGCAACTCGAGAACGTCGAACAAAGGCACAGCTTGGAAAAGCGATGGTTCAATCGCTCGAGGCTATGCGTAGCGACAACGGCACGGCGCGTTTGCCGATCGGCTTGAACTCGCTCCAGCGTGTTTTGGGTGGCTGGCATCGTGGCCAGTTCATCATCATCGCCGGCCGTCCAGGCATGGGCAAATCCATGCTTGTGCAATCTATGATGCTGCGATCTGCGCAGAGTGCAGCGGGCGTTATGATGTTTTCGCTCGAGATGACGACGGACGAGCTCGCCAAACGCGGTATGTCCGATCTCAGCTACACCAACAGCGATCCAATCCCGTATCAGGCTGCAGCGAACGGTTTGTCTGATCGGCATTTTGACAGATGGAGCAAGGCAGCCGCGAAATACGAGACGCTCCCGTTCATGGTTGACGACCAGCGTAATCTGACCGTTGCAGAAATTGCTGCTCGAGCTCGGCAACAAAAAAACGAGTGGGAAGCGATGGGCGGCAGCCTCGATATCGTGGTTGTCGATCATCTCGGCCTGATCAAGCCGTCTGATCGCTATCGCAGCAACAAGGTCCAGGAGATTGGCGAAATTAGCAACGGCCTAGCTACGCTTGCCAAGGATCTCGATGTTGCCGTTGTTGCGCTTAGCCAGCTCAACCGGGCGACAGAAGGCAGGGACAACAAGCGGCCAACGCTAGCGGATCTCCGAAACAGCGGCGATCTCGAGCAGGACGCCCATGTTGTCGCGTTCGCCTATCGCGAAGCCTACTACCTCGAGCGCATGCAGTACGACGCTGGCAGCCAACAGGAAATGGACCGGCAAGCTCGCCTCGAGGCGACGCGCAACACCATGGAATTTCTGATCGCCAAGAACCGCAACGGACCAACTGACATGGTTCCGCTGTTCTGCGATCCAGCGTGCAACGTCGTTCGCGACATTCGCTACGCGTCATAGGAGCTCAAGATGATTAAGCACTCAATCTGCATTGCCCTAGCTATAGCCTCTGCAACTCCTGCAAGTGCTGAGAAGCCATGGCCGTACTCTGAATTCAGCGCCGAACGGAAAGGTACGGACCACTCGAAAAAGGTTCGTACCTACCGCAAGCGTAACCGCGTCATCACCCGCCGGCACAAGCGGCCAGAACCCCGCGTTGCAGCACGCAACTGCCAGCCGACGATTTCGGTTGTCGGCGACCAGGCGCAGAGCACCAAGGGCGCGCAAAGCCAGGCGTGGAAAGCATATCAAGGCGAAGCCCGGTTTCGATATGGCGAGCGCTTCGCAGATCCGCGCCATGCGGAACTGATCAGGATGGAATGCGTCTACAGCTCGATCAAGAACGTGGCCAACAGATTTACTGAAACGGTCGGCGTCAACACTCAATTTGAACGTTGCAGCGTGACAGCGCGGCCATGCAGAGCAGGAGTAAAGTGATGCAGTTTGACGGCGACACATACGACGAAGAAAGAGACAGCGTTCGTCTGACCGGCCAGTGGCAGCGGGTTTATGGCCTGATGCAAGACGGCAGATGGCGGACGCTGCGGCGGATCTGCGATGTGGTCGGCAAGTCGGAGGCTGGCGTGTCTGCCCGGTTGCGTGATCTCCGCAAGGAGCGGTTTGGATCATTCCGCGTTGAAAAGCGCCGCGTGAAAGGTGGGCTTTACGAGTACCGAGTTCTCCCGCCAGAACCATCGGATCAGATGGACATGCTGGAAGCCGCGGAATGAAGTTACCTGCCACCAAGAAACTCATCACCGACGCCGACGGCAAGAAGCGGATCATAGACCGAGACGACCCGCGTTTGAGCGCATCGGCAAAGATCGCCAGGAAGAAATCAAAGAAGCATAGAGTAGTGAGGAAGACATTATGACAACCTGCACAGAAATAGAAGCGCTCGCGCTTCTTGCTCGCCGAATAGCGGGGGCGGGAGGCCGTCAGAAGTTTGCCGAAATGTCAGGCGTTGAGGTTTCAGAATTGGACAGCACTCTAGATCGAAAGCAGCCGATATCTGACAAAGTTCTGCAGGCCATTGGCTTGTGTAGAATTAAGTTCAACGAAGCCAGTTAGGAGAACAGTGTGATGCCGCGGGAAGGTGACGGACTTTACAACATGCGACGCGCTCCAGGCGTGCCGCCACGTTGGTTTGCAACGGTGTGGTATCGCACGCCCGAAGGCTTGATCGACGTACAGCATGCTTTTGAAGAGCTGGACATGCTTCATGATCTAATTGAGCACGGTCCAGACTGGTATGCAATTGAGAAGATCGAGATCACGTTAGCGCACAACCCAACGCCAGAATTGACGATTGGGGGGTGGCCATGACGCCCGCCAATCAACCTCGCTGCAACACCTGCAACGCACCTTTGCCGTCAACATGCACGAGGCCGACATGTCCAAGCCGCTAAAATCAAAGTTGGAAAAATATATCAAAGCAAGGCCGATGGCCGAAGAAAATCCGGGCTATTTCGATGATGCAGGGAACTTCGTGCGAGGCCCGTTCTACCTGGCAAAACTGGGTGGCGAATATGTGGGAATGGTGGGCTCCGATGGTTATGACCGTACGTCAGGCTGTTACCGGACGCGCGATCAGGCGGTGGCGGGCGCTAAACTCTGCAAAGACAAGGCGCAAGAATGGCTCGATACAGGAAATTTCCAGGACGACTAGGCTCGCCATCATCCCTATAGCAACAGGCCTTTCAACTTTCTTCATCGGCCTCGCCATCACTCACGGCATCTACTACGGCGGGATGGCTCAGTGCTTGTATGTTTTGGCCGGGTTTGCCGGCGGTGTCAGTTGGTATCACGCAATTCAGGAATGGACGAGATCATGAGCGACTGGCAAGAGATCAACCGCCGAGCCATCGAGCAGGCGCAAACCTCCGACATGCGCCGCACTTACTACGTCTTGAGAGTAGACAGCCAGCGCATCGGAAAGGTGATCGAGCATTTGCCTAAGATTGGAGTTTTGGCGTTTGCGCCGATGGAGGAGCGGATTGCCCGAACCGGCAGCGGCGGGCGCAAGTCGGCAAAGATCCAGCTAAGGCCTATCATGTCCGGGTACGTGGTTGCTGGTCTCACGGCGAAATCGCCAAGCTGGTTTGGCATATTCTCCCAGCCGCACATCTACGGCGTGATATCCCGCGACGGACGGCCGGCGATCATACCGCAACACAGTCTGGCGCGGTGTTTCAAGATCCACCACGCAACCGGCACAAGCCTGCCCGGCGCCAAATCGCTCAAGCCGGGCGACCAGATCAGGATCACATCAGGCGGATGGCAGGGACACGAGACACGCCTATTGGATATCAAAGGCGAGCAATGTGAATTTGTGGTAGACCTCTTCGGCAAAGAGCACCGCGTGAGACAGTCAATCCATACCGTGGAAGCGGCCTAACTGTTACCCAAATGAATCACATCAACATCAAATATCACCACTAATTGAGTCAGCGGAATCAGTGTGGTAATTGATTCGTTGTGGGATGACGTCTGTCTGATTTGACCTCGTAAGCGTAGGTCACGGGACGCCCCGGCTGACATTGCATCAGCCACCAAATCCGAAAATGCGCCCAAAGCAATCAAGGCCTGCTGTGATGGACTCGGAAGCCCGACAGCTCAGCGAGGCCCTGAGCGATTTAATCTTAAAAGCAGACACGATTGTCTCGCTGTTGCGAGCAAACAGCCACAATCTGAGTGAGGAAGAATTGGCCGAATGGTTCAACGCAAC